TCGGCGTAGGCTGTTTCGCCATAGCCGCTGCGGATTCTAAATACCCACGACGCATTGCTCCTGCATAAGGCTCGTCATATTGAGCAACTGTTGATGGATCGGCGTAACTAGCCATAATAAGCGCCTCCGTTACCCATGTTGTTAATTTGTTCTAGTGTTTCAATGCCAACAGCGTCCACCGCAGGTTTTTGAATAACAAATTCCCCTGGCTCTAGTTTAGCAAAAGTAATATCCCCTGGTCGTACATCACCACCGTGCATCATTCCTGGAACCGAACCCCGCCTTTGTCCCGAACCCCGCCTTTGTTTAAAGCTTCGCATCATTTCTTGATAGCCGTCTCGTAGTGCGCCGAAAGAATCTGAAGCTAAAGGGGCCGCTGAATCAATACCATATTTAGCATTTTGATTATACAGTCTTGCTCCTTCCGTATATTTTTCAAAAGAAGGGTTTTCAAAAAACCCGACTTGAGATAAATAAGGGGAAATCGCAATGTTGTCTATTGCTTCGGCCACCGTGCCGCCTATTCGTTGTGAAAAACTAGTGGTTTTTGCTGGATCTGTGCTCCCACCGTACATCATCCCTGGAACTTCTGGGGGAGGAGGTGGAGAGGGAGGCCCCATATTTGCATACCCTACTCCTGGCATTAATGCAGGAGTTAAATTAGTAGGTTGATAGTCTTGGTAGTTAAAGGCTGGTCCTCCATAAGCTTCTCCGCCAATAGGAACAGTTCCTTCTGCACTAGGTTCGTCTTTCAGCAAAGATTTCATGGCCAGGAAAGATAGTAACGGATTGCCACCCATTAGACTGCCGAGACCGCCTCCGCCGCCTCCGCCACCTTCGCCTCCGCCGCCAAATATTCCACCGCCGCCTTGTCCACCAAGGCCTAATATAGCACCAAGTATTCCAGCACCGCCTTCGCCGCCCCCTAAAATATTTCCGCCCAAAGGACCGCCTCCTGAGCCTATAAGAGTATTACGGATTGCTGGCCACCAGCCGCCGCCAAGGGGACCTGTTTCCGGCAATCCCAAGGGATTGTCGGAGTCCCAATCCAATTCGCTTGGATCATCGTAATCGTAAACGCTGCCGTCGCCAATCTTATCAGGGATATCTAAAAGATCAAAAATGCTAAAGTCCATATCGTCTCCCTCGTAGACGCTGCCGTCGCCAAGCATATCAGGGATATTAGAAAAATCTATGTGAAAAGGATCATCAGTCGCTATCCCTGTAGAAAGATCAATATAGTCGTTTATATCAAAGCCCATATCGTCTCCCTGATAGACGCTGCCGTCGCCAATCATATCAGGGGTATCAAAGTCAATGTAAAAGGGGTCGTCTTCTGGGATAGAATACGAATCATCCTCCGCTGCCTCTACGTCTCCAAAAAAAAGGTCGCTAAAGTTGTCTAACCAGCCCATGTCTGTCTCCGTTATTGTGTATAGCTATTTCCATTTTATTCTAACATGAATTTTTGTTAATGTTTATTTCTTCCGCTAGGATCTCGATGTGATCTTCTTTATTTACGACCCCTTGATAGAAAGCAGAGTTGTCTTTTTTGTTTTTTTCCCACTGATCACTTAAAAACTGTTGCGTCTGTAAAGTAATACCGGGTAGAAAACTAGCGAAATAACGCAGTTCCTGCTTCCAATCTTCCATATTATCCTTATATTGAACAATCAGCAAATCAGTGTCGCTCTCTTTTTTTGCTGTGCCTTTCGCTTGGCTACCAATTAACCAAATAAACTGTGCTTTGTCTTTTAATCGTTTTTTATCTGCTTTTATTTTTTGCAGCAAAAGATCAAGACTGTATTTGTTATCCCGAAGTGTCATAATTCTCATCTCCAAAAAAAGAGCCTGGGGACGTTCCTTCAGCGGCCATTAACTGATGAACACTTGGAAGAAAACGTCCTCGCAAAGACGCACCAGGAAGATCAATCCCTGCTAAACCACTTAGAAGAGGAGGCGCCTCAGACTGAGAGGCAGCAAAAGGATCATAAAAATCCCGTCTATCACCAGGACCAGAGGGTAACAAGGGAGCCGCTTCTTTTTTAGTGTCTTCTTCGTCTTTCTTCCGGGCAAAGAGCTCTCTTAATTTCGGTCCTAGTGTTCCACCCATTATTCCTGTGCCTTCTTCTTTATCTCTTCCTCCACCAAAAAGATTTCTTATTCTTGGCCCTAGTGTTCCGCCCATTATTCCAGGACCAAACTCTTTCATTGCTTCATCGTGTGTTCTTGTTCCAAACATCTTAGAGGCTAAATTTGCAAACTGTGGACCAAGCCCTTGTCCCAAAGCACCTTTTTCTCCGGCTATTCTAGGCTGTACTTTATTCATCAGCCAGCCAAGACCGGCTATTTGTGGAAAGAATTTAGCGAATTTCATTCTACCTGCCACTCTGGGATCGAATAGTCCTCGCATAATTTTTGAACTCATTGGGGCGCCTGAGTTCATAATACCTAAACCCAAAGGCCCTCCTTGGTTTTGTAATAACATTCCCCACGGACCAACTTTTTTAAACAAAGATTGTATACCTGCTCGTTGTCCTAAGCCTTTACCAAGTCCCGTAAGTCCTTGGTCCTTGAACATTTTAGCCATCATAACTTTTTGTCTAAGCCTGGGATCAGACATAATACGAGCTTTAAGCATGGATTTGGCAAAGTCTTTAGCAAAAGTGTCTTGAGTAACACCGCCTCCAGACTGATACCCCTTGTACCCAGAAGCATACGCAGCTCTCGCTTGTTTAGCAGCTTGAGCTTTGGTCGGATAAACCTTTCCAGATTTACCCCATCTGTATCCTCCATTGACTTCTTGTATAGGCATTATAAAGAAATAGTTGTTGCGCCGTTTGTCGACACGGTTAAAGTTCCAACAGCACCGGTAGCTTCCAGTCCTACCTCGGTTCTAGTTGATAGGTCCTGCCATTTATTGCCGGTGTAAACTTGTAAAACGCCTTTAGACGTATTCCAAATAACATCCCCAGCAGCGTACTGGTTCTTGTTTAGGGTGCTATCATTATATTGTGGGGTTGCTGTTGGGTCAAATCTTCCAAGATTTATCTCTAAAACTCGGACCATTCTGTTGTAAAGTTCAGGCTCAACAGAACCAATGGCTGTCGGCAGTCTAGTTTCTAATAATTTAGCCACTATCTTCTGCCATCAGGCCTAATATCTAACCGCGTATCTCCCAATCGCCAACCAACACCTGTTCTTGTTCCCGCAGAACCGTCATCATCGGATTCTATTCTAAGAACAGCTTGTCTTGCTCTTATTCTTGTGTTCAATTTAGTGGTGGTGCTGGTCACTGTTTGCGTGGTATCAGTAGACAGGCTTTCTCCTGGAAAGTTTCTTGACTTCATTACAAAGTTAATTGTTTGGTCGCTACCACCGTCCCCTGTAAATTTAACATCCGGTATGACATTTCTTACGAATGATATAAACTCACCTTCGTCTATATCAAAATCACTTGATTCAATATACACATTGTCCATGGGCGATCCGTCATCGTCATTTCCTGTTTCATGCTTGTACAAATAACTATTATAAGTTGCCCTTGGATAAGAAGTAATATCTTGATCTATCCAAGCGTACCGGGTTAATTGACCAATACTCCAGGTTTGTTCTTGATAGTTGTAGACGACATAACGATCAATTTCCGTAGTGTCTTCCGAAGGATAAAACCATCCCACTTCATTAAACTGTTTGTTAAGAAAACCAAAGACTTTATACGCTTGGCCTACATTAAAATTACTGAAAACATAATAATGCACAGAGCAAGGCACAGCCGAGACACTTCCGTCATAGGAATAAAACCCTTTTTGGTCCATCCAAAACACACCCAAAGGCGTATTAACAGCTGCTTTAGGACCAACTAATCCAACACCTTGATTAACCAAATTAACGCCAAACGTATATGGAGGGCCGACAAACTGCATACTGTATAAAGAGCTGTCTGTCCAAATTAAAGTTTCTTCTCTTGAAGAAAGACCACCGACTATTTCTGAGCCAGATGAAAGTGTTAAAGAACCCGATGTGTTACTTGATTTTGGCTCCCACTCAGCCGCGTTCTCCTGGTCACTCCAGCAAACAAATAAAGGATCTATCGACCCTGTTCTAGCTGTTCCTCCTGCATTTAAAGGATCTGCTCCCAGGCAGATAACATGTCTATCTTTTTCTGAGACCATGACTTGCAGCGCTTTTGTTGGAGTCAAATTAGCTCCTGAAAGAGCCGACAAAGCAACGGCTCTGGTACTTGTTCCAGAAGAAGAGTCCCAATAATAAATACCTCCGTATCTAGGTCCTATTAATAAGTCTTCGCCAAAGTTATCGTGCGTCCACAGTCTTAATTGGTTAGTATCAGACAGAGCAGTTACAGTTCCCCAAGTGCCATCACTCCACGGGCTTGCGCCCCAACCTGTGCTAGAAACATAATCATCTAGTCCGACATTAATTTGATAAGCACCAACAACGCTGCTTCCACCATTACCGCTATCACTACTATTAGCTGTAACTGTATCACCGTCAGTGTCTTTAGCTTCAATGGTGTAACTATTAGCATTAACAATAGTAGCAATTTGATATTCCTGATTAAGAACATCAGCAGTAATTAAACCGCCCAGAGTAGCGGCACCGCTAAAAGTAACAAAGTCGTTTTTCACAGCTCCATGTGCGGTGTCAGCTACGGTAATTGTAGCGTCCCCGTCAGAGGCAGAAAAAGTTACATCTCCGGCCGAAGTTGTGGCTCTAATAGGCGTTACATCATAATAACTATTACCTTCATTCACATAGTATTTTAAAGTTGTCCCTAGTCCAAGGTATCGAGTAGACTCCAAATCCACCCAACTATGCAGTGCACGAGCTGTGCCTAGATAAGTATTAACATTGTCTTTGGTCCAACCTCCTATTTTCTCTGGCCTGCCTTGACGAAAACGTACCAAATTGGCGTCATACCAACCGCCTTCGTTACTGTAATCAGTTCCTTCTCGGTTTATCCCTGGTCTAAAATTGTATTTACTGTATGGCACTATTCTTTTTCCTCTTCTTCGTCTAACTCCCTATAATACCCTACAACATGAAGGATTTGTTCTATGTATCGGGTAATTTCGCCCATTGTCATGCT